GATTGAGTTAATTGCACGATATAATGAATATCATCACTTGCAACTAATCTGCCACCTGTCGCTGTTATATAACCATCTAAAGATACATTCTGACCGTCAAATGTAAATGAACTATTCCCAGTTACATTACCAAGATCATCAAAGAAATTTATACCGCTAGGAGTTCCCGTTGGTATTAGTCCAGATACAAAACTAATATCGGTAGCAAGACTATCTATACCACTTTGGAAATAACCAGACAATGCAGCATCTTCAGCAGCATCAGTAATTATATAGAATGTTGCAGAGTCAGGAGTTATTGCGTCATATTCAGCCTGTGTTAGCTGCTTAATGTGAAATATTTCATCACTAGTTATGATTCTTTCAGTGGCAGAATAAATTGTTCCTGTAAGATAAATATCTTGACCATTGTACAGAAGTGTATTATTGCCGCTTAGATTTCCAGATCCATCAAAGAAAGATATGCCGCTTGGTGTCCCTGTAGGATTTACACTAGCAAGTAATCCAGAAACAGCCAATATATCTGCATCTGCCTGATCTACTCTAGTCTCAAAATATCCAGAAATCGCTGCGTCTTGTGCCGCTAAGTATCCAGATATGGATGGAGTGTCTGTTATGAAATATATGGTAGCAGAGTCAGGTATAATTGCATCGTATTCTGCCTGAGTCAGTTGTACTATGTGATGAGCTGTAGTACTTGTTATGACTCTTTCACCACTTGCTTCAATATATCCATCTACAAATAGATTCTGTCCATCAAATGTTAATGCACTATTTCCTGTTAGACTTCCACTATCATTAAAGAATGATACGCCGCTAGGAGTTCCTGTCGGATTAACACTAGCCAACAATCCAGACACAGCAAGGATATCAGCATCAGCTTGATCTACCCTTGTTTCAAAGTATCCAGATATAGCCGCATCTTGTGAAGATAGGTAGCCAGATATTGAAGGAGCATCAGTTATAATATAAAATGTAGCAGAATCTGGCGTTATTCCATCATACTCAGCCTGAGTTAATTGTTTGATATGGAATATTTCATCACTTGTTATAACTCTTTCACCGCCAGCATACATTGTTCCTGTCAATAGTATGTTTTGACCGTCATATAGAATTGTCTGATTTCCACTCAAAACACCATCATCACCGAAAAACGGTATGCCACTGATATATCCAACTGGATCAGAAGCACCACTTATGGAAACTGTATTAGTGCCAGTATCATATGAAACAGTTGTTCCACCCAATCCAGTGAATACTACTATATCTCCAGAATATATATTTTCTGTAATAGCACCATCGCTTATTGTCCAGTGATCGTATAGCGATCCAGAGACGGTTGCTAGTCCAGAATTAAGCTCATCAATCTGAGGTTGTAGGTATCCAGACAAAGAAGGAGCATCTGAGATGATATAAAATGTAGCGGGGTCTGGAACTAAGGCATCATATTCAGCTTGAGTAAGTTCAACAATGTGATGAATTTCATTACTTGTTACTGCTCTTCCGCCTGTAGCCTGTATGTAGCCATTTAAAAATATATTTTGACCATCATAAGCAAATGTATTATTACCAGTTAAAACGCCATTATATCCAAAGAAAGCAACGCCACTTATTGTTCCTACAGGATCGGAAGCACCGCTAATAGATATAATATTGGTTCCAGAATCATATGATACAATCGTACCACCAAGGCCAGTAAATGAAAGTGTTTCACCAGCATAAATATTTTCTGAATTTACTCCGTCACTAACAGTCCAATGGTCATAAAGAAGACCAGATACAGAAGCGATTTGTGACTGTAGATATCCGCTTACTGGTTGTTCTTGACCAGTATATGCTGTCGTTTGAGATATTCCATCAAATATTACAGAGTTACTTCCAACGTCAATATTTTGATTTGTTGTCCAAGCGTTAGTTGAGTCTTTCCAAATCCATTCTTTATCTCCATCAGAAGATTTTAATACTATCCCACCTTCATCAATATAAACATCGCCACTTATAGGACTTCCGCTATTAGAAGCAAGCTCTAGCTGCTTATCAGCGATTGTTACATTTGTACTATGAATATAAGTTAGACTACCACTAACATTCAAATTTCCTAGCGTAGTAAGACCACTGAATAAAGCGTTGCCATCTTTATCTATATATGCAACAACACTCGATGGTCCATTCTTCCATTCTTGCAAATTAGCAGACTGTAGACTATCGCCAACAATCGAAATTGGAACTTGATTTGCATCTACTGATTCTATACTTAATTTATTTAGACTGCCGGTTCCACCCATAACAAAAGTAGAACCTATCAAATCAATACCTGAGTCAGCGCTGTAATGTATGATTAAGCCCGATACTGAATTAATATTATTTGTATTAGTTGTTACTCTACTATCTAAATTTCCAGTAGCAGTTTGTAGATTTAAAATGTCAGTATCATTTGTATCTATTTGCCCCTGCAAATATCCTGATGCAGTTGCAATATTTGCTATATTCTGAGTTACTCTTGCATCTAAAATACCTGTTGCTGTTTGCAATTCAGCAATATCGGTATCATTTGTATCAATCTGTCCCTGTAAGTAACCAGAAGCAACTGCTATGTTAGCTATATTTTGAGTGACTCTAGAATCAAGATCACCTGTCGCTGTTTGCAGATCAGATATGTCTGTATCATTACCAGATATTTGAGTCTGTAGGTCGCCACTTATTGTATCTACATAATTAATTGTAGCATAAGGTAGTAAGTTAGCTTGTTGTCCGGTATAGGCAACGGTTTGTGTATTTCCGTCTGGGTATTTTATTCCCCCAGCCCTTATGTCTAATACTTGATTGTTACTATCATATCTCATTCCTGTATTGCTAGATATAATAGCCGCATCACTTCCAGCAATCAAGTCGATAAAAGCGACACCACTTTCTTGGAAGTTTCCAAGAGATTTAACGTCTCCACCTCCAAGTTTAGGCTCACCAACAACAACCAATATTTGACCATTATTAGGATGACTTCTTAAAACATGACCTACTGCTACCTTGTAATTAGGAGCTATCGGAGGAACGCCCGTCAATCCGCCAGATACAAGCTGAGATAAGTAAACCTCGTCACCGTTTAAAAAATCAGAAGTGTCTACTTGTCTAACAATACCGTATGTTGTTATGTATCCAAATGAATTTATTCCAATATTATGTGTTGCAAGACCGATAGTATGCGATCTTTCTTCAGTTGAAGATATTGCTAATGCAACTTCAGGCCAAGTTCCTTGAGCGCCAGTAATGAATACCGCCTGACCGTTTAATATAACAGAGTCTGTGTTGTTTCTTACCCTTAGATATTCTTCTTGACCAAGCTGTAGGGTAATATCAGCTTCATCATTATAAACCGATAATGCTTTTGCTTCATTATCATAAAATATTCTTCCTTCTTTCCATGAAGGAGATTCTGTAATATTAAAATCAATTCCGTCTACATTGTGAGCTATTCTATCACCAGTTGTAGATACAACACCACTGGCAGAATAAGTTACATATACAAATGTATTAGCGTCACCGGGAAGATTTATTAAAGAATCGTTTTGAGAACTTTTAAGAACAGTATCTCTTGAGAGGGTATTTCCGCTATAAGTACCTATGCCAACTTCAAAATCTGATAAATTTTCAATAGTATAAAAAAGCTTATCACCGTCTGAATAGACACCAGAGAAATCAACAAAAGTTGTTATGCTAGAGGTAAAAGTAATATTACCACTACCTGCGGTAGTAGACCTTTGCTTTACTCTATCATAGAGCTTTATTGACATTTATTCTACTCCCTAGAAAAAAACCAGTGGCAGCTAATGTGCCACCACTGGATCATATGCACACAACTTGTCTAAAAAATTAGAATGAGCCTAGAAGGACTCTTCTGTTGTCCAAGACTGCAAAGCCTTGTTCTGCCCAACCGTAGAAACCTGCTCTACGCTGGCGATGAAGTGTGTCGTCTTCAAAGATCTGAAGACCAGCACGAACTGGCATAACAAAACTGTCATTGCTGCTCATATCTAGACCAATAACAATTTCGCCATCACCTGCTGGAAGTGTGCCACCAAGATCGTTCTCATAGAACAATTGGTATTCTTGCTCTTGTCCAAGCTCATCCAAGTCATGCAAGTTCACTTGGAAAATTCTTGTAAGCAAGCCACCTTCTTGAGTGATAAGCTCACGACGTGTGATGTCGTCAACTTCATCAACACCCCAGTTGCGAATGTCTTCAATAGCTTCAGGGCTGACAAAAAGATCTGTCAATTTGCCACGATTGATGGAGCTTGAATTTCCGCCACCGTTACGACGCATTGTGATCTTCATCAAAGAAACCAATCTCTTTGAGAATTGATTTGCAGCAGCGTCTGGGTCGTAAACAAGAATGTTACGATCAACGCCAGCAGATGTCAATGTGTGCCATCCGTCATCGTTCATCTTCTTTGTGAACTGTGAACGCATAACATCCATTGCACGACCAACAACGTCCCAACGTGCGTCACGAGCGTACTTCAAAAGATAGTCGATAGAAGCACCAATGTCATAGGTAGGAACCATGACGTAATCGCCTTCTACATGACGCTCAGGAATACGACCGTGATTAGGAATTGTATAAGCAACGAAGTCTTTCTCAGTTCCGGGAGCGATGAAGTCCAATGGGAATTCACTAGTAGCACCGGGAGCAAGATTAACAACTTCAAAGATACCATCAAGGATATCGCCACTCATAACACCTTTACGAAGAGGTGTTTCCAAAGCCTTTGCTAGTTCTGCAACAGCAGCCAAAGACTCTTCTTTTCTCTTAGAGCCACTCTGCTTTAGAATAGCTTCCATTTCTGGACTATAGTCAAAAGATTTCATTTTTTTCTCCAATTATCAAACGATGTTAATTTCAACTTTAACAAATCCGTCGCTGTCCTTGATACCAAGGAAACGTCCAACTTGCTGGCTGCCGCTTGACTGGCTAGCAGTAACCAAACGACCTTGTGCATCAAAGTGAGCAGCTTCACCAACAATAGGTGTGCCTGACACTTGATCTGTCACAACTGTACCACGGCGAAGCAAAGTAACTTTGCCACCGAGTTGTACTTCATCTTTGTGAGCATTATACTGTTGACGAGTCAAATCAAGATTAACAACGTCATTAAGAATCAAACCCGCAGCGGAATCGCCTGTGCTTGAAACTGTATCAACTTGTGCAAGGGAATCATCCATAGCAGCACCAGAACCACCAGTTAGGTGTGCAACGATAAGACCTCGCTCGATCACAGCATCGCTTTTAAAGAAGCCAATATCTGTGAGATGTTCTACGCGATCACCTTTTAGAGCCATTTTTAATCTCCCAATTATTATAGAATTTTATTTATTTTTTAAGAATATTTTTTTCTACCCACTCTTGGAGACTAGCTCTAGCGGTGGATAATTCATCTTCTTCACTTGAAAAAGCTACGCTGCTTTCATCGGTTTCAGCTTCAACCAATTCGGAAGCTTCAGTCTCTTCGACTTCTTCTTCGGCTTTAGCTTCTTTTTCCTTTTTCTTTTCAATAGCTTCCTTTAATTCAGGAGGCATACCAGCACCAGCTTCTTCGCTTGCCTTTTCTTTTTCTTCTTTCTCTTTCTTCGCCTTTTCTTTATACATTGCTGTAGAAATTGTTTCGACGATTGCAGCGAAAGCGTCATCAGAAAGTTCTGAGAATACTTCGATCTTAGCTTCTGCTTCCTCTTCAGAAAGACCAGCTTCGACCATCATATCCTTGCGATCTTTTTTCTTCTTGTCTTCTTTAATCTTATGCATGTCAGCTTGAATTGTTTCAAGAGCTTCTGATTTCTCAGTCAACTCTGTCTGCAATGCTTCTGACTTTGCAACAGACTCTTCCAACTGTGAAGAAATTTCAGCAGACTTAGACTCAAACTCTGCGACAGTTGCTTCTAATTCTGTGATCTTTTTTTCAAATGCAGAAACGTTTGCCTCTGCAAGTTTTTCATTTAGTGTTTTATTTTCTGCTTGAACAGATGCAAGAGCTTCTTTAAGCTCACTGACCTGATCGTTTAGAAATTGGTTATCAGACATTTTATGTTTCTCCATATCTGAGGCTTTAACTTCAAAATAAAGTTGCTTCTCTGTATTATTTGTTACACCATTACTTTCAAAAAACAAGTTTTTGGTCCTTTTTGCGGAAGCAAACGAAAAAATATGATCCTTATCAAAAATGATACTTTCTGGATTTGCTGGCCTAGCAACAAAACCTTTCCCACTAAAAGTGATATTCCTTAGAACCCTTCCTACCTTATGGTCTTGGTAAACTCCTCTACCACCGTATGCTCTAAGATGTTGAGTCAGAAATGATGTTTCTTCAGATCTTGCAACAACATGACTAGATCCATCGGGGTCTACTACCCCATAGTCAAAGCCTCTAAAAATACACTCCATACTTACAAACTTATCGCCTTCTTCTATTTCAGCAATAAGCTTTTGTGCTCTATCTCTCAAATCTGGATCTTGCCACTGCTTAAATATAACAGAGGAAACCAAAAGGTGAAAATCAGGAAGAGCTGATGGATCAATGTTGTCATCAATCAATTCAAAATTTTCATCTACAGGCCAGCTCTTTATTATATTGCCAACCATTTGCTTTTCGTCATGCTCTAAGTTGGTTGGTTTAAAAACAGGACTGTTGCGAGCTGCCCAGACTTCTTCTTTATCAAAAATGTCATCATTCCTATTCCATGAAGTAGAAACTAGGATTGAATAAACATTGTAAAGATCTGGGTCATCAACAGCAGCAGATGTTATTTCTAGAAGGTCTTCACTAGCCTTAGCTAGATCCATGCCCTTTACTTTATCAAAATCTTTTACTACTGGTGATGTAAATGCAACAGACGCTTGAGAGCGAATCTTTTCTTCTAGACCACATTCACGCTCAAAATCATATACCTTTATATCATTCATAATTTAATTCCCATATTTATAATATACAAAATAGGACACTCTCATATCACGAATTTGCTCTACGGTTAATTTACCTAGCTGTTCTTCTGCTTCTGAAACCCAACTTTCAAATTCTAAATGAATATGAGGTATTGGTTTTTTTGCAGCATGAGCAATCGCATTATTGTCAATAGTTTGTCCTATATCTAGATTACACAAAATCTCAAATTTTACTCGTTCTACGTCCCTAAACTCTTCTGAGTTAAGATTTCTTAGGGATGATTTAGAATAAAAATTCAGTAAGGCTGGGTTTGCCAATTCAGATATTTGATCTTGAGCTTTTTTAGCCCAAATCTCAGCAGAAGCTTTTAGTTTAGGCTGAAATACCCTTTCTTTTCTTGGAGATGAATCATTTGAATTCTTCGGTCTTCCCGGCTCTCCAGAATTATTTTCTTGTTGAGGAGCAGAAGGTTGAGGATTTTTATTTTGTTCTCTTATTTCAACCAAATTCTGTTCGCCTTCCTTCTTTTCTTCTAGTTCTAATCCAACTTCAGAAGGACTACTTACCCCAGTTTGCAAGGCTATCTTTTTCAATCCATATTCTTGATCTACCTGATGATACGGACTAACCTTCTCTTCCTTAGAGCTATTCTCTTTCTGGACTCTTCTATTCTCAATATCTGGAGTAGCTTTAACGTGTCTCTGAACAAACTCGTCACTAATTATGTTTCTATCGGCCATATTAAGAAGTAAGGTAGTCATAGCAGCAGGATCTTCTAAATACATTATATCAAACTCAACGATAGCTGGTTGACGAAAACCCATAGCTTTTTGAACAATTTTTATTTGCTCTTTCCAGAAGTCTATGATTATCTGTCTAACATAGTTAAGTCTTTCAACTAATGTTTTTAATGCAATAAAGTTATTTGTAGTTCCACTAGACCCAAATGTACCTGTAAGAGTAGGAGGTATACCTAGAGCAGAATAAATAGCCATAAGTGTTGGCTTATACTTTTCTTCACCAAGATAAGATTGGATATCGCTGCTTGTTTCTAATAGATCAATATCTGGACCCCAAACAATGTCAATCGTTCCACCACCTACATTCGCCCCCAACATGTCTGCTAAAGTAGATGAAGCGGTTGGTGTAGGTGCTAACTTATGTTCAAGACTACCTATTTTCCAAACTCGTATCTTATTCATAGCTCCGTCTAGAGCAGCCTTATCTGTCAATTGCAATCTTTGATATAGATTTAGTGGCTCAAAAGCAGAGTATGTCATTGGATCAGCCCATGTTTGCCAATCATCTTTTTTATAGTAGAAAATGCTTGTTTTTTCTGGTGGAAGCAAAACCTTTCCGTTTCCGTTTACTGCACGAATAATGTCTGGCGATATCTTGCCAAGAACTTCTTTTGCCGCAGCACCTTCTACGGTGTCTGATGCATTTTGCAATCTTTTGATTTGGTTCTGCAACTGAAGAGGAACACTAAGGGTTAAAACCTTATCTTTTGAAAGATTTGCTAATGGTCCACCAACAGGATCTACAAGAATCGGATCAAGGAAAGTATATCTCCAAGGTATCTCGTTTCTGTTTGTTTCTATTTTGTCAATGTCTGCACTAATGTCACTAGCTGCTATTGACCTTTGCATTTCCGTTCTTTTGTTTTTATTTACTTTTGCAGTATACCATCTTATAGGGACATTAGCTTCTCTAAAGAGAAGATGTCCAAGACGCTCTGAGACTCTTTTACCCTGCACTTCCTCAAACCAATTATTGTAGAATCTTTCAATTCTTTTATTAGGGTGTACAAGTCTTATACCTTGTGCTGCAAAGTCACCCATTAAATCAATAGCATTATGGATGAGTCCAATTCTCCTGTATGCATATCTAGCAAAAGCTATAATGTCTTTTGGTTTTACAGGAGCCGCTTGTCCGGGTCTAAACCAATCAAAATCAGAAGCACGAAGTCCGGGTCTTCCGTCAGCATAATTAGTAAGGCCAGAAAAATCTCTTTGTACGTTTGCTATAGCATGTTCGCCTAAAGATTGACTGTATGTTTCAAAAGCCTTAGTAACTTCAGCCTTATCATCAGAATCCCAACTTACATAAGCGGGTTGTGATGTTATTTGTGCATCTGATATTTTATTGGATGATTTTGGATATTTCATTTTACTCTCACATTAGTTATTGATAATGACTAATATATTATACACCAATACCTATTGATTAGCCTACCCCTGCGATATTATAATCTCCACTTATTTCTCCGTTAGTTATTTTTTATGGTTGTGGATTTATTTCGTCTGGAACAGGACCGCCAACTAAACCGATATATGAACCGCCCCTATATATTCCGCTTTGTTCTGGAATTAATTCTTGTGTTTCAACTGCTTTTTTAGAAACTACCCATATATTTGGATTTGTTGGATTCTCTTCTGCAAATGGATCTATTTCTCTTGGGGTACAATCTAAAAATGAATATCTTTGACAGTCTGTAATAAGTATCATTCTTGGAGTCCCCTGACCGTCTGTACCTGCTATAAGTTCATTTTCACATACAGGACCACCATCATTATTTATCTTAAAGAAGATATCATAGCATACTGCATATGCAGGCAGAAGAGTACGCTCCTGACAACACCCTGAAATATCTAATCCGCAAATAGATGCAGACCATCTACATACAAGACGATTCATATCTGGGAAATAAGTTAGAGGAACGCCACTTATAGGCAAATATGGTCTTCCATCAAATGTTGTACCTGCTACATCTGGATAATCAACACATATATCTTGTGGTAATATAATACCAATATCTGCTGTTCTTTTAGGTATCGCTTCTGGGGCTTTAACCTGTTTCCCAGAAATACAATAATATGCTTCTATAGAAAATTGACCATAAAATGTATCACAAACCCCCTCACTTCCGCTAGATCTTACTACTTGAACATCAGCACTATCTGAAGGAGATGGCCCTAAATCAAGTACTTCTTCTTCAATACCAACTGGGTCTGGCTTGAGTGACAATTCATATGGAAAACACCAACCGCTTCCATTCTGTGAGGTGCAGTTACAACTACAATATTCTGTAGTGTCATTCGGTGGAGCACCACCAAAGATATCATCATAATCTGTCATTTTATAATCTCCAAAAAAAAATCAATACCCATTGATACTTACACCAATAGATATTAATCTCTTCGGATTATTTTTACAGAAGAAGGATTATAGCCAGCAGCCCACTCTTGACCATAATACATGCGATCATCTTCTTTCTTTTTACCAAGAGCATTTGCTACTCTACCAATCACAGCATAAGATGGATTTGGTATTTCACGATGCATTGTTCTGGCTATCATATTAGCAATAACAAGAGCAGAATAGCGGTCTTTCCTCATTCTACCCTTCTTTCCAGTCCCTAGCTTTATCTCTGGAGTGTCAAATTTCTCACGCCCTGATGCTGTTCGACTTACCATAATTGTTGATAACTCCGTCTTCAATTCCTCAATCTCCATAACAACATCTTCAAGCGTGTCATATAATTTTAATGCCGAACTATCTCCAATCTGTTCCTTGAGTTTCTTGAATCTCATTTCGTCTGTCTTCGTCACAAGTCCTAAAGTAGCATTGTCAAATCGAGGGAATAGAATAAATCTGTCTTCCATATCTTTTCTAAGGCCATGATTTGCTTGTGTGGTCCATTCAGCACTTGCAAAGTTTATATACTCTAAAATATGTAAACCGGGAAGTCTATCTGTTTCTTTTTCTTTATCTTCAATAATAGGAAGAATAGCAACTTCATTTAGTGCAGGGTCCATTTTATCTGGATCACGTAAACCTTCGGCAATAGCATATCCACCACCTTGAGAGTCAAGACCTATCTTAACACAAGGGAATACCTGCATAAGATCTCTAATCTTACGAACGCAAAAACCATAATAATCATTAACTTCAGTAAGACCAAGCTTCTTCCTATTTTGGAAATCTTTTTTATTTGTGGTCCAAGAATAAACAACACGCTGATGTTCTTGATGAAGCTCCATAACTATTATTGCAAAGTTATCTACTTCGCTAGCGGGGTCAATACCAAATATATATTTTTTATCAGAACTTCCACGAGTAACAGCATCAAAAGCAGTATCACACCAAGCAGGCCAATTATCTTTTGCTACATTCTTATCATGGGCTACACAAGACTCAATAATAGAACGCTTGAAAAAGCCCTGAGAGTCCTTTGCAAAGCACGCACCGTACTCCATGAGATAAATACCACTATGCATCGTTGCACGCGATCTAGACACCTGCTGATCGTCCATAAAGCCTTCTGGTATAAGCTCGTATGGCATCCTGATTATTGCAAATTCTCTATGATTCAATCGTCTCATATAATCTGGAATATCACTAGCCTCACCATCCTCAATCATCTTTTCTGTTTTTCCACCGCTTTTTATTGTCTTCTGATACTTACGCCAATAATCTGCATAAGGCTCAAAATCGTAACCGGCTGTACCAGATAGTATGGATTGGTTTTTATGTCTTTGGCTAAATGTTTCTTCTTGCTTTTCGGTCCATACACCAGCTTCTTTCATAGCTTTTCTTGTAGCAGCTTCTTTAACATTCCCAGCAGGATCTTTAGAAACAGCAGCAAAACCAGCGACAACTGTCTCGTAGATTTCTACAGGTATAGAGTTAAATTCGTCAGCAATAATTGTATGAGCACGAAGACCACGAATCTTGCTACCATCACCCAAAGGAACAGCTATAGTCCAACTATCATTAACCTTTAGAGTACAGCGGTCAACATCTCTTCTGGGACCGCTAGCATCACTACAGAGGCTTCTAAAGATAGGTGCGTTACGCCATATGACATCCATGTATTCAAAGATAACTTTAGACTGTCTAAATGCAGCACCAACAATAACAATCTTAGATCCGGGTATCAACAAACATCTCAGTGTTGAATAAACGGCTAAAAGAAATGATTTACCAAAACCACGACTAGCTATATACATAGGGAATGATTTGCTCCAAAGCTCTTGAAGAATAACAACTTGCTCTGGAAGTAAATCTATATTTAATAATTGCTTAACGGTCCAATGTAAATACTTTGGATTACGCATTATTTTTAAAACATGAAGATGGAAATTATTCTGTTCCCAGTCACCCAAATCAAGCAACGGGTTTTTTAAATCCTTAACATCTTCTTTCTTTAGCCTTAACCAAGCGTAATCATAATCTTCTACATCGTAACTCATGAGCTTTCTTTAATATCCTATATGCTACTTGTTCTGCTCTATATCTATTTCCACAAGCAAGAACATGAATATTATAGTCATCTCTTGCAGTATGAATAACCTTTCTGATATATGCAGCGGGTATTCTTAATTTCTTTCTTACATGAGATGGAACCTTTGCTGATCTAGGATAGCTATCCACAGCGTTCCAATCAAACTCAAATAAAATATACGCATGTTTAACTTCCGACATTCTTTTCATACAATTCTGCCATCTCTTCTCTATACAGTTATGAGCAAATTCATCAATAGAATGTTTTCGTTCTATACAAATATAGTCACCAAGCCCCTGAATAGTATAATCTCCTGCATTTACTTTATCTACTATTGTACCATCACAATAAGCATCTTGAGCAAAAGACCAGCCAAATTCAGGCTTTTCTCGCGTATCTCTTATTACTGTAAATTTATCATTTTCCATTGTTGTATTTCTTTATTTTATCTAGCATTTGCCATTCGAGTATTTTCATGAAAAAAGTTTCGTATTCAACTTCTTTCCCCTTAACACTGTCATGGCACTTCTTGCAAAGAGTAATGCCATTTGCTGTCACATATCTCATACCGGGATAACTAGCCCAAGTTTTGATATGATGAATTTGTATTCTATGACGTGAACAACATCCGGGCCACTGACATTGATAATTGTCTCGCTTTTTGATATCCTCACGCCATTTGGTATATTCTGGACTTTTATAATTCCTAGAATCTTTTGAATATGATTTTGGTGTGTTAGTTTTGTTGTATCTCTTCTTGCTGTACGGGTTGTAGCGGCGTTTCTTCTTTGCCATTTATATCTCTCCGAACCATTTGAGTTACTAGATCTTTAAATGATACCTTTGGTTCCCAGTTCAATACTTCTTTTGCTTTACTGGGATTGCCTTTAAGGTACTCAACCTCTGATGGTCGATAAAATTTTGGATCAATAACAATATATGGTTCAAAGTCGTCAATACCGATTTCATTGAAAGCCTCGTTTAAAAAGTCACGAACGGAATAAGTCTTTCCTGTAGCTATAACAAGATCCTCTGGTACGTCCCTTTGTAGCATAAGCCACATAGCCTCAACGTAATCTTTTGCATGACCCCAATCGCGATAAGCATCTATATTGCCTAAGCGAAGTTTTGGAAACGACTCTTGTCTTCCAGAAGCAAAAAGAATATCTAGTTCACCAGAATCACTAAGATTCTCATGCGTTAGATTCATTTCTTTAAGCCATCTTGAGAACTCTCCAATCCATTTAGTGATCTTGCGAGTTACAAAGTTCTCGCCTCGACGCTCACTTTCATGATTGAATAAAATACCGCAACTAGCATGTAAGCCGTAGCCTTCCCTGTATATCCTAACCATATGATGAGCAGCTAATTTAGCAGCGGCATATGGACTTTGTGGCATAAAGGCTGTATCTTCGTCTTGGTATTTTTCAAATTCACAAACAGAATCAGCTTCCAAGTCATCTATAGTGATACTGCCAAGTACATTTTCCAAAGCCCTACTTGGTCGCTTTTTTTCGGTAAAGTTCTTTCCAAAAAGCTCGCTGGTAGAAGCCTGATAAAAACGTGCATCTGGACAATATCGACGTATAGCCTGCAAAAAATAAGTTGGCCCTAAAGCATCTACCTGAAAAGTATAGTCTGGTTGCTCAAAAGATGTCCCAACGTGAGACTGTGCTGCTAGATTATAAATCTCGTCAGGTTTATACTTATCTACAATAGAATACACCGATCCAGAATCAGAAACTTCACCTTCTACTATTTTTATTTTGTGCTTTATATGATTAATTCTATCATAATTAGACGTACTTGACCTTCTAACAATACCTATAACATCATAACCTTTAGATAAAAGTAATTCAGCCAAGTAAGAACCATCTTGTCCGGTAATGCCAGTAATTAACGCCTTCTTCATTTACACTCTCCTTATTTCAGCTTCTCCTGAAGCTTCTAGCTCTGCTTTTGAAATTAATGAATTGTCCTGTTTAGTATTAAGTAGATCAAGAGTTTGAACTAGTACATCCAGAGCTAATTCTGAAGAACAATAATCCCGAACAAATGATTTACCTGCTTCCGCTATATCTAACTGTGCTTGTGGGTTAGTCTCTAAGTAATTATATGCTTGTAGTAGTTCTTGTATATCTACTTCTAGGAAATGTTTATTAGGATTTAATAAAGGATAAAACCATTCCTTCCAATTATGGCGTGGATTCCTGATTTTTAGAGGTACGCAGTTTGCACTCATCTGCCAAGGTAGTCTTGCCCAAGCACACGAATGACCATCTACACATATCTGATACTTGTGTTTGATCTGCTCTTCTATCTCTATTTTTTGATGTTGATTAATAATAAAATCATCGGGTATATTAGGATAGGTAGTTTTTAAAGATTTTAAAATGTTGTCCCAATAGTCGTCGTCAGATTGCGGCGGTCTTAAAAGACGGCACCATGCATCATCACATTCTGCCAATTCAGATGCAACTCTTGCCCGCATATTAATATCCATGAGTTCAGTATTGCCGGTTAGAGATCCGATGAAGCACATCTTGTTTGTTTTTGTATGAAGTGGTCCATCAAATGCTCTTACTCTGTCTACTTCCCAGTGACCAATTAGATTGTTCGGGGACGGCATTAATATATTGGTAGAGAAAGCGGTCTTGCTAAACACCAAGCATGGAATCTCTTGCAGAGGATCGTCAGAGGTATCTGAAAAGCAAACAGGTATTGTAAAATCCCAATTGTTTACAATCTCTGGATATTTCTTTCTTGCATCATCAACATAAGCGGCAAGCAATCGCGAACGTATATTTACAATCTTTTTAGAGTCAATCAGCTCTCTGTTTTTGATTATCTGCAAATCACCACTTTTAAAGCGAACTATTAGATCGCTAACGCCGAGCTTATAATTATTAACTATATAGTCGGTGCTGAAATTTTTAAAGCTTGCTGTTTCATCCTCGATTAGCCGATATATCTCATCGGACACTATCTTAGTCATCTGTATCCCCTATAACTGTATCTGAGTTGAGTAATGGTTGATCTACTTCACCATCTTCGTATTCATGGAAGTCGGATAGCCTTGCTCTAGCTTTATCGGCAGCAATCGCTTGAACCGCCATATCAAACCCTTCTGCTTCGCGGGCTTCCAAATTATCTAGTTCGCGCATCCACATACTAAAGTTAGTTTTAGCGTCGTCGGCTACACGTTTTCTTTGCTCTCTTGTTCCTTTAAGATCTTTTAGGTATCTTTCCTTTTTTGTTAGAAGCTTTTCATGTTCATTAATGTATGAACCTTTGCTTCCAATAAGCGCACCTAGCTGTGTTTGAAACATGGCTATTGCCTGAGTGTCTTGCATATCTTCTGGTTTGTTCATCTCTGTATCAATGGCTTCATTGAGACGTTCAATGTTTTCCATGATTTCTTGACGATCTTCCATTGACCTGTTGATTAGAACTTCAGTCCTAATAACTTCTAGAATTTGCATTTCCTCGGTATGAGTAACGTCTTCGTTGAACTGTTTAAAGAAGTCAATCCAGTTTTGCTCGAAGAATATGATTTCAGCATCACTCATTTGCTTATTAAGCTCTGCGTGATAATAACGAGCACGTAAAGTAGATAACAAGTGTTCATCATCAGTTGTATCTCGTGCTTTAAGATTTTTCTTGTCGATGTATTTTTTTACCGGACCTATGTGGCGGTTTAGATGATCTGCCATCTCCTGCAAGGAGAGATCGAAGCAGTTCTGTTCTATATAGGCCATTTCTTCGTTTGATAGCTTACCTCTTTTCCTGCTCAATGCCATGCTCCTTTAAAATTTCTGTAACTTTTTCTAGAAGTGTTATTTTCTTTTGTTTTGATAGTTTTAGTTTATTGAAGAATCTTATCCAATCTTCGCGAAGCGAAATGGGAATGTTTTGGTCTACAATCTTAAACACCTCTTTAGAGAATAGCTTATCTTCCATAGAGATATTATAATAGACTTCTGTTTTTGCGTCAGATCCTTGATTGCTTGCTAGGTTCTTTTTTGTTTGATTTCTATTTAGCCAGCGGAAATAGTATTCACATTCTCTAACTTCTGAAAATGCTTGACATACTCCGTCAACATATGCTTTTAGCGGACAAGATGTACATGGCAGTTCTGGACGAGCATAATTGTCTCTTTTAAAGTTGTGTAGTCGGTTCCTAGCATGAACCCATAAAAAACTGTCTAGCGAATTGCCTTTGTCTGCGTTAAATTTCTCAAGTATTGTTATGCCGTTTTTGTCTGGCTTTAATATTTCTAGAAATACCTGTTGTCGCATATCTTCAATTTCATGATAACCAAACCGAAATTTGCTGGCGAGCTTTGCAGAAATTGTTTGAATGATTTCTACTACTTGCTCTTCAGTATAACCGTCTGGTACTTTCATTCGTTACCCTCCTTTGGTGGCTGTCCTGATGCAGCAGATAAAGTAGAAAGAATGTCAGCTATATTAGGATCTGGAGATTGGGAAGCTTTTGCTCTTTGGATCTCAGCCTCAATTTCTTCAGAGAGTTCTTTAGATGGTTCAATTTTCATAATTTTTTGTCTCCAAAAGTTGTCGTTAGATACTACAATAGTATATACACAGATGACCACTTTTTTTGGGAGAAATTGATATTATGAATGTAAAGTGGACAGAAGCAGATAAAGCTTTTGTTAAGGAAAATGCTCATTCTCTAAAGGATCAGGAGATTGCAAATGCTCTTTCTGAAAGAACGGGGCGCAAGGTTAGTCTTGAAGCTGTAAGGAAAATGCGTCAGAAACTTGGCATTAAAAAGAAGTGCGGTCGTGGTATCTGTGGGCTTGTAGACCGTGAAAAATAAAGTGGTCGTTTGAATTATAGTGCGGCCAGATTTTCTTTATAAAAGTGGTCGTTTAAAGAAGGGGTAGTTGAGTTTGTGAGGACCACCCCCGGCTTTTTAGGGCAAAATTTACACCATTAGCCAAATTGTAAAAACCCACCCATTCAATTCGCATCCCGTTCGCCCGTTCGCCCGTTCGCATCCCGTTCGCCCGTTCGCATCCCGTTCGCATCCCGTTCGTTTTCCACGTTTTTGTCGAATTGTGCAAAAACTAAATGTCCATTTCGACCCAAAATCTTAAAATCCAAAAAGTTTTTATCCCGTAATTTACGGTGTTTTTGAACAAAATTTCGTTTTTGGAATATTTTGGTGATTGCCAAACTTGACTTGGACGATACAATTAGGGCATCGAAGCAACAACGCTTCAAACGAAACTTTTTCTTTTTCTCTTTTTGGAGTCTTTTGACATGTACGATTGGAACACCATCGACGAAATTTTCGACGCTGTATTCGGTTGCGAAATGGAAATTCACGGTACTGTGAATCCCGCAATCGTTCCACCATCCGGCACCATCGAAATCATCTCCGATGATATGGAAGTGGCTCAAATCGAAGTGGCTCTTGACGGACAAGTGATCGCCTTCGACTACTACTGTGCCTAATCCCCTGACCGGCACCCATCGGGTGCCAGCGAGTTTTTACCCTGCCCCTTCGGGGGCACATCCCCTTTTTGGAGTTTCAAATGTCAATTAAATTCATTAACATCAACACGGGCGAAACAAAAACAATCACCCGTTCATCACACGACTACTTCGCACCGGAATGGATCGAAGTGGTAGCCCGCGAAGTTCCAGCCATCGACGGATGGCGATTTGCCGAGTAAACCCCTGACCGGCACCGAACGGGTGCCAGCGAGTTTTCCCCTTTTGGAGTTTTTACGATGGACGATTTCAACACTACACTACAATGCGACGATTTCATCACCGGCGATGATTTTCAACAGTGGGTCGCCCACTGTGAGTGGGTCGAATCCCAAAAAGATGACGATGACCGTCATTGGGATGACGTTCGGGAGTCGGTTCAATCCGAATGGGCTGACAACCAACCACTACCGTGGTAATACCCTGACCGGCACCAAACGGGTGCCAGCGAGTTTTTAACCTGCCCCTTCGGGGGCACACCCCTTTTTGGAGTTTTAACATGTTCAAACTAACCTTCACCACTGTCGAGTCTTTTGGTCGCGAATACTTCAACGATACCGTTGTCACATTCGGCAAATCACCAAAACAGTGTTACCAAAAGATGCGTGGTGTAAACCACGGTCAGCGTATTCACAACGGCGGTCATCCCGATGGGATTGGCGGTACGCCCGTACTGTGCTGTGAACGTCTGGAAAAGGATGGAAAAGTCCTCAAAGAAATCTGGGACTAGGGTTGACCTAGAATGGGAATGTCACACCCGTTCTAGGTTGTTATGATTTAGCACGCGAGTTAGCACGTGACTTTATTATATAGCACGCGAGTTACCAACTGTAACACCCGTTATAGGTTGTTATGATTTAGCACGCGAGTTAGCACGCAAGTTTTCAACGTCTCCCGCGCCGAGACGTAAACCCTTGTCAGTAAAGGACTTACGACGATTATCTAAAAAATATAATTTTATTGTGGATTTCCTATTGACACCTGCCGATGATATATAGTAGAAAAGGAGATTCTAGCATGAATGAATTATATGATGAGTTGGGTATGGTCGCTGGCACGTTGTCAATACTAATTGTGGGACATTCTTTCATTTTAGGCATATTAATTGTGGCTTGGTATATATATAAATATTTCTGTTAAAATTGCAGAATTAGGGTACAGAGGGGTTGACTTTTGTGCCGATTTATGTATAATAGAGGCATAAGAGGAAACGACACTCCAACAAAGGAAACACAATGCAAATCCTCGACACAAACAACCACGGCGACTACCGCCTAGTCCGTCACCACGGCAAACTAACTATCCGCACCAAAGCGGGTTCCATCCTCGTTCAGGGGAAATCAACCTACGTTCTCTCAAAGTGGAGAATTTTCAAAAACACTTAGTATTCGTGACCTAACGTGTCACACCCTTACCCGATAATAATAACATGACAACAAGGAATAACATCATGAAAAAGTTTAACATCACATACATCTCACCCCTCAACGGTCGTCAAGTTATGGAACTAGACGTAAACGCTAACCGCCTATTTGACCGCGATGGTGAAACGTGGTTCAAGTACGACGACGACATCGGATGGTACAATCCAGAAAGCGGTGAAGAAGAATTCCGAGTGTGCGAAGTAATCACCGCTACCCTTTGCACCGACACACAAGCAAAGGCAGCATACATGGAACGATTCGGAACCGCTAGCGAATAAGGAATAAATTATGAAAGTATTTCCAAAATCTTGTAAGTTCACCTTCCGCACCTTGGAACGTGGAAAGACCTTCAACGAATCAATCGTTGGAATCTACCGCAAAAACACTACCCAACTATTGTGGAAGGGTAAGCGTAAAGACTCCAATGAAGCAGTAGAAAATCTAACCAAAGGTAAATAAATGTTATACAAACTAATTGAATTAATGATTGATGAATTGGTACGTGTTCGCATGGGCATGAACTCGGAAGAATTTAAGCGTGACATACAGGACGCAATTAATTCTCTGAAAAAAATAAAAAGATATTTTTAGTTTTCCCTATTGACAAACCCCCTAGCGGGGCGCGCGACGTTGACGTAAACCCTTACCAGATAAGGACTTACGACGATTCCGAGAAAATTTCTATTTTGGGCTGGATTCCCTATTGACAACTACCGATATATAAAGTATAAAGGAGAAATTGCTATGTTAGAAATCATGATGTATTTGTGCGGTGGAATGACAATTTTATTTTCTACTTTAATTGTAATTGATGCCGGAATTTGACCTAATGTGTCACTTGTATGTGCGATACTTATACTAAAGGAGATTTGATTATGAGTGAGAAAAGAGCTTTCTTATTGATTTTTGTTGCTTGGGTTCTTGGCTTGGTTGCTTGTGGTGGTTGTGCATCACCGCATCGGGCAGAGGCTAATAGGGTAAGCTACCAACTGCAAACCCGCTGCCCTGATATTTGGGATGAACAACCAAAACAAGAAGTTTCTGTAAAAATAGAATTTAGACGATAATCTCTCTTGACAATTTCAATCCCTATGGTATAATGGGGACATACAACACACGAAAGGAAAAAATGCTAGATTCAACTAAACCTTACTGCGGAATGGGAAACATCCAAAACCTTGACAAGTTCATGCGTGAACTGTTCATGGAAGATTTGATTCTTGAAAATCGTATGCTTCCAGTTGAATTTCACGACAACCGATCCGGCGAGCGTACCCTTGCAAGGCTCAATGAGCTATGCGATACCCGCGATGGAATCACAGAACACGTTAAACTGAAGGCTCTAAAGGCTCGTAATATTGAGAAGCTAGCCGCCCAAGTTGAAGCAAAGACCATCCGAAACGCTTGCGGTGATTTTGTTGATCTTGACAGTGAGCTAGATTACAGCGATAATGAGATGGATGAGCCAGCACAGCATAGGGCTATGATGGCTCTCGTGGGTGGTATGGTAAATGGCGGATTGATTGATGCAGAGGACTTGACAGATGAGTGATTTACATGGTAATTTATTGATTGTAGTATTTGCTTATTGGTGCCTTTGGTTCGTTGCTGCTGGATTCGCTAATTTACTAGGAAGGAAGAAAAAATGAACTTGGATAGATATTACCTAATGATGGAACGCGCACTGACCGGAACCGTTTTAACTGTGCCGGTTCCTCATTACATTGGTCAAAAACTGAATGTGCTTGATCCAGAAGAAGATGATGATGCAGAAGAAATCAGTAAAGTTTTTAATAGACTGCAAAGATGGATGAATAGAGAATTTGCAGGATTTGATGGTGTTCGGTTGATGATTGAAGAAGAATATTTACAAGAAACTGAATAATTGCTCTTGACAACCCCCTAGCGGGGCGGGCGACGGAGACGTAAACCCTTACTGTGTAACGACTTACGACGATTCAGAAAAAAGTTTTTATTTTATTAAGTTTGCTCTTGACAACGCCGATAATTATTGTATAATGAAAGAGTAACACACACGACACCTTTGAGGAGATTTGAGATGGCTTTTCAAGTTGAATTCACCGACCGCGATGGCGACACCTGCTGGGCTGATTTTTCTGACCTTTTCATGGCTCAGGAATACATTGAGGGCAAAGGCGGTGAGATTGTATCGTGGGAAGAATTTTCCGACGATGAGGACGAAGGGCAGCCCGACGAATACACCGAGTGGCAGGACTACATGGGTGGAGACGATTGGGATCACGGGCAATTCGACGAAATTTACTAGAATAGGTATTGACTTTTAGGATAGTTATGTTATAATGGTGGCATAACAAGTTTCAACCCCTTTTGGAGAATCGAAATGGACGATCAATCACTTGCTTATCTTTACGACGAATACGCTGCGGCTCGTGCCGAGCAATACACTCCAAGCCCAGAAGATTGGGCTGAATATCACGCTTACCTCGAAAGCGTTGAACTTGGCGACGACGACGTTGCCGAGTACGATGCTGACAGTGAGCGTGGATTTCAAAATCTTGACAATGATTTTTGTTTTTAGGGGTTGACAAGACCCCTAGCGGGGCGGGCGACGGCGACGTAAACCCTTACTACGTAAGGACTTACGACAATTTAAGAAAAAGCTAAAGATACCTATTGACTTTGACGATATAGATTGTATAATTGAAGTGTAACAAGTTTTAACTCATTCCAAAAAGGAAAAGAAAATGAAAGTGATCGCTGATCCAAGTCATGTCATCGTTGACAATAGAATTGAATTTGAATATAATGGTAAAGTTAGATCGGGAAAAGTCGAGCGAGTTGGTAAAACCTTCTTGACCATCAAGCATGATGATCCAGCCAGCTTTAATAATAAAGTTTACTCGACGTATCAATTCAAGCGAATCAGCTCCAAGATATTGGCTCATTAGTTTTCTTTGTTAGTTCCCCCGCTAGTTTAATTGCTGGCGGGGGTTTTTTTGTTTTACCCTAACTAGGTTAGGTAATGCATGGCAGAAAGTAGCACGCAAGTTTTAAGCACGCGAGTTTTATCAAAATAATTAAAGATGCCCCATTGACTTTGACGATACCTATGGTATAATAAGGTAGTAAGAGAGACACACAAGGGAGAAAATGATGGCAGGTAAAAAACCACGAGTCAAGACAAGCAACGAAGTTGTACCATACATCAACGTAGATCGTCCAGTATTTGTATACCGTAACCTTAACTTTAAGTGTTTAAGTGTTATGCAGGATGGTATTGTACGTTGTCATGTGGATAATATTGTATTAGAGGATTGTGAGTTCCGGGTAGGCAAAGCTGGTCAAGCCAAGGTTCGTGAGACAAAATCTAAAAATGTTCACGCAAAGGTTAAAGGCTACCTTGTACCTCATCCGCAAGACATTCTTGACATGGAATGGGACATATTATATTATAACCCCTATACATGTGACGAGTTCATTCATCAGGCAACCGGTACACACGTTAAAGCGGCAAAGTTTGTAGACATAGATACTGTTGAGGGTATCTTATCATTCGGTACAGAATTTATGGGTGTGTAAAATGGTAAGTATAGTTTGGAAACAACAACAAAAAAAATGGATTGTAACAGATAAGCGTGGAACTGAATTTTTATTTAGTTCATTAACAGACGCTAGAAATTGGATGGACTACCTAGAAAACCTAGAAAAGAGAAGGCTTAAATATGTGCGGTAAGATTCCAGAAGGTTACAATTTAGAATTATGGGACATCACTTTCTATTTAAAGGGAGAAGATGGTGAAGCGTTGACAAACCCAGATGGTTCTGTTAGACTGTTCAGAGAGACTGATATTGATTGGTCATTCGTAAATGAGGTTTTAGATGTGATTAACACAGAAGTTTTGTTTGAAGTTGACGAGAACGGAGATAGATTATAATGGAAGAAAAATTTAATGCTTTTGTTATAAAAAATATTCGCGAGCATGGTACTTGTAAAATTGCCGACCAAGACCAAACGCCGGTACGAATCGCATGTTTCGAGGCTGACTCATATAGGGCTGATGATTCTATCGACGGGTTTGTTGGTTGGTGGAATGATGACCACAGCCAGATGACCTATGCCGATACGCCTTGGAAAGTGTTTGAGAATATGCCTTAATCTATCGACGTAAGTTCTTTACCCGCAAGGGTTTAGGGCGAACGTCGCCCGCGCCGCTGACGTAAACCCTTATGCCACAACGACTTACGACAATTCTAAAAAACTTCTAAAAAGATTGGCCTGACCTCTTGACAATGACGATACTTATGGTATAATGATAGAGTAAGGCGAACGGCCAGCAACGCAGGTTCCGAACGCCCTACAGACAGCAGAACCTTGACTGGGGCGTGACGCCCCTGATGGCGTGGTCTTCGTCGGTTCGATTCCGGCCTGCTGTCCTTGTCTTATCTTATCTTATAAGATTGTGTCGGTACTGTTAGCGAGTCAGCCAGCCAGCGAAATAATAAAAAATAAATTAAAGACTTGACAACACAAATGACGATAGTATAATTAGAGGAAAGGAGACACGATGGACACAGCAGACTTACAAGAGTTAATACAAGATGATATCATCTGCGCTATGGTTGGTTGGTCTAATGGTGGTGATAGTATTGCTGCCGAACACATAAACGACTGCGTATCTGACCTTTGTGATATTGTAGTAAATAGAATTGAGGAATTTGATAATGAACAAGACAAAGAAACGAAATTGGACTCCAAAATGTAGAGCATCGACAATGCAGGATAGGAGAACAAAGAGACAAAGGACTAGGGCAAATAAAAATAGGAAAATGATTCAAGAATACTCTTGACATTGACCGATAATAAGTTATAATGAAAGAGTTCACTTCACAACACTTTAGGAGATTGACCCATGAAGGTCACACAAACGGTTGAAACTAAATACAACCACTTTTATATCGGTTATGGTTACTGCGAATACAAAGATGAAACAGGTAATCAGGTAAGCATCAAGATGACGGATGACAACATCTTGGACATGTACGACACTGTAGCGTATAAGCGTGACCGTATCCTTAAACAACGTGCCGAAGAAGCGGCGCATCTCGCATCACAAACACAGGAGAATGATGATGAGTAATTCTCAGAACCCGATTGTCGGAATCGGTACTAAACTTCCGGCTGGTATAGTTGTAGCCATTCGCGAACGCGATGTGCTTATTGACACTCCCGAAGGCCGAAAGGCTTTTACCTTCTCACAAGTTGAGGATTTTGTTAAGGCCGAAATCTCTCAGTAGGCCGCTGAGACACCAAGACCTACCTTTGGGGTATGCGGGTTGAGGTGATACAAGGCAAACCCCATTTTTCTACTTCACAACTTCCATTAAGGAAAACACTATGAAATCTGTAAAAGCAAACCTTCTCGCTCTTCCCGTCAAAGTTCGCATGAACACCACCGACAAGAGCAAAAACCAGTGGGCTGAGATCATCGACGCTCAATCCGGTCGAACCCTTCATCGTGGGCAGTTGAAGCATATCAAGTATGTCGCCCGCAAAAAGTATAACGTGGCTGTCTCTTTCTAGCCACCTTTCGTTGTGTGTGTTGTGGGAGAGTTGCGAGCTTGACGCAGCGAGGCTCATGCCTCCGTTCAGGCTCGCTTCTCTTTTTCCTAAGTCCTTGCGTAGCAAGGGTTTAGGGTAACGTCGCCCGCCCCGTCGCCGTAAACCCTTATGCAGCAACGGGTTACGACGATGGGTAAAAAACTCTGAAAAAACTATAGAAAGCTCTTGACAATGCCGATCTTTATTGTATAATGGTAGTATAGCCGGGAGGTTAGTTGACCCACTGTGGACGCTCGATCAGAAGCGTAGTCCTAGAGCGAGGACGGGCGTGATGATCCCACGGTGTTCGGGTGCGATCCCCGTTTCCCGTACCGCACAATATTTGTTAAGAGATTTAAGTTTTGCCCTTGACAATGCCGATCACTATGGTATAGTGGTGTTGTCTCAAACAAAAGGTTTTTATGATGGTTAGATTCAGCGATGCAAACGCCAAGCTCGAAGCACTTCACGACGTTCCAGAGTTGGAGCGATGGCTAACCAACCGTCGCAAGGTTTATAGTTTCGATCTTCTATCTGGCTGGTCTTGTCCAATGGCAAAAGATTGCCTATCTAAAGTTGTCCAGATTGGTGACAGTCGCAAAATCAAAGACGGTAAAGATTGCCAGTTTCGTTGTTTCTCTGCATCGCAAGAGGCAACATTCCCAAGTGCGTACAACAAACGCAAAGCTAATTTTGACGCTCTACGTTTTCTCAAGTCGTCGTATGATATGGCACACGCTATTGCTGACGCAATCCCACACAATCTAGGCATCTGCCGGATTCACGTTGCTGGTGATTTTTTCAACCAAAAGTATTTCAGAGCATGGCATCTTGTAGCTGAATGGCATCCAGACCGTTTGTTTTATGCTTACACGAAGTCACTCAACTACTGGTTATCAGACCGCGAACACTTGCCAAGCAACCTAGTGTTGACTGCTTCCCGTGGTGGTCGTTTGGATCATCTCATCGACGAACACAATCTACGCGAAAGCAAGGTGGTTTTCTCCGAAGCCGAAGCTGACGCTCTAGGCTACGAGATAGATCATACCGACGAACTCGCAGCGATTCCAGAGATTCGCGAAGAATCTTTCGCTCTAATGATTCACGGCGTGCAGCCAAAAGGCTCTGAAGCTGCTGCCGCTATTAAAGAACTCAAACGTCTGAAGGTGAAGTTTTCGTATAATAAGAAAGGATAGTGTGATGTTTTGCCAATAGTAAATCAAATTTTTGGGTGGGCAATCGCGCTCGCCCTTATCCTAATAATTTCAACAGAATTTTCTAAAAAGTAACACGTCGCCCTAAGTCCTTGCGCAGCAAGGGTTTAGGGTAACGTCGCGCGCCCCGCCGCCGTAAACCCTTTGATACCAACGACTTACGACGATTAAAAATAATTGCAAAATTAATTCATGATGGGGCTTGACATTGACGATAATTATTGTATAATTGAAGCATGAAAGGAGAAAACATGAAATTCGGAGTTGTTACAATGTGTCGCAGTTGCGGACACGATCACGAAGTCGTGGTTGACGTTGAGGGTTATGATCGCTGGAGAAGCGGTGAACTAATCCAAAACGCTCTGCCCGAACTATCGGATTCAGACCGCGAGTTGCTAATCTCTGGCACTTGCGATGGTTGCTGGAGTCAGTTATTTCCAGAAGATTTTGATGAATAGGGGTTGACATTCCCCGTTCGTATTGTAAGATGTATTTGTAAGTTTAGTTTTTGTTTCCTTCCCTTTGGAGAAATCTTATGTCCGCTTTAGTAGAAAAAATGTGCCACTTCGGTGAAATGCCTTGGCATGGTCAGTCGGAAGCCCTTACGGGTACTGAGTCCGCCAATGAGGTTATGGTCAAGGCCGGTCTTGACTGGACTGTTAAAACCGAGCCGTTGTTCCTTGCTGATGGAAAGAGCGTTCCTGCTCAAGCATCCATTCGAGAATCTGATAATTCAGTGCTTGGTGTTGTCGGCCCTCGTTGGACACCTCTGCAAAATGCAGATGCGTTTTCAGTGTTCGAGCCGCTGGTAGAATCCGGCGATATGGCTTGGCATACTGCTGGCTCGCTTCGTGATGGTCAACGTGTTTGGGTTCTTTGTCAACTGAACCTAGATAATTCAGAGATTGTAAAAGGTGATGAGGTTGCAAAGTTTGCTTTGCTGTCGAATGGTCACGATGGTAAGCTGGCTGTTCATTTTGGCTTTACCCCTATTCGGGTGGTTTGTGCCAATACTGAGGCACTCGCTCGTGAGTGTAAAGCGTCCAAACTGATTCGCGTTCGACATCACCGATTCGTGAAAGAAAACGTGGAATCCTTGCGTGATGTTATGAGCATCGCTAATCAGGAATTTGAGGCAACGTGCGACCAGTACCGTTTCCTCGCTTCGCGTGCAATCAATCAAGAGGATCTTGAAAAGTACGTTAAAATCGTTTTCAACCAGCATGGTAAAGATAACGAAGAAATCCCAACCCGATCCAAGAATATCATGGCGAAGGTTCAGGAATACTTCGAGACTGGTAGAGGTAATAACCTCGAAGGTGTATCAGGAACCTACTGGGCGGCCTACAACGCTGTTACAGAGTACCTTAATTACGATAAGGGTAGGAATACCCAAAACCGTTTAGACTCGCTCTGGTTCGGTCAGAACGGCGTTATGAGCCAAAAGGCATTAGCTCAGGCGGTGGCGTTAGCTGCCTAAGCTCCAAAGGGGAAGGATCGCCCACCTACGGGTGGGCGGTCTTTTTTATGCCAGAATTGCTCGCCCAAATTGTAGCTATTTATATTGCTCTAAAAATATTCATCAGGTGATCTTCCTAAGTCCTTACGCAGTAAGGGTTTAGGACGGGCGGGGCGCGAGACGGTGACGTAAACCCTTATATATAAACGACTTACGGTTGACATTAGATTTTCTTATGGTACAATGGTTATATCGGGATCGACCATTAGAGTTAATAATAGTAGATAAATTACTCGCATCTACTCCATCTGTCCTACCCGAACTATGTTGGGTAGTTTATGACAAAGAATAGCACCTGAGTTTTCCCGTAGCACCTGAGTTTTTTTGGCAGCACCTGAGTTTGTACCAGCCCTTGTAGGTTGAGTATTCTGTGTCGGAAAGTAGCACCTGAGTTTTATATAGTAGAAGAAAAGATTTTAATAGCACCTGAGTTTAGAATTAGACCATATCGCGAAAATCACGTTTAAGGTCTTTGGGTGCAACCGCTATAGTTAAGATTTTAAATGTTCTTGCGGTCATCATTAAGATAGTAGCTAATATAAGTCTTGATGTTCTCATTATCTACTTTATATGATAAAAGAAATAAGTTGCAGAGACAGGAATCGAACCTGCGATCTTCAGGATATGAACCTGACGAGATACCTCTTCTCCACTCTGCGATTTTTTAAAATGCCCACCCATACCCCGCCGAAATAAATCAGCGTCTCTTGCTTTTCAGCATGTGACTATAAATGAGTACCTGTGTAAGAGGAAACAAGCATCACAGCCCTCTTATGCCGTGAGAGCATCTCATAAATACCCCTCTGAGCCACATACCAATTATACACCGGAATTTCCACTTTTATAGAAATTTAAGAGGATTTGAACTCTTTTAAGGCTTTGGAGGTTTCTTCTATAGATTTACTCAGTTCTTTCTCTGATATTATTTGTTTATGAAGTAGTAAAGAAATGAGAGAAGATGTTACAAGAAAATTAAACTCTGGATTTCCACTTGGAAGGAACATATATAATAACCCCTATAAGACTTGAAAAGTAAAATAAATAATTGATTACTGTCTCTTATACATTATCTAGGAGATGATTACGCTAGGGGTTTAGATCAAGATGCTTTGAGACAGCCATATCCTGTCCGTGAATACTTTAGTACTACTATTCTCTTCTACTATAATGATACTACCGGCGAGACTACATGCAAAATAAATCCCTGAAAAAAGTCCAAAATAAATTAGCAGAGTATAATTGATACATACACGCGACTCTAATCCGAGGGGATTAAGGGTGGAAATTCTCACAAAGCTGAAAAGGGTCTGAGTTTGTTATACCCTTATGCTATATTGTGACCCAAAGTTAAAGTTTCTTATAAAGAAAACGCATTTCCATTCTATCTACTTTATCCTGCCCCTCGTTGAAGTTTGAGCCTTTAAGGGTATTATATCCTCCATTAACCCATATTTTCCCATTTTTTATTAAATAACCACTTTTAAAAATCTTATATATATACACACTACATGGGGCAAGTGGGGGTGAATTTTGCTGAGTTTTATATTATAAATTCTTCTCTACTTTATAAAATCTGGCAAGACTCTTGACTTTTGGTAACGTTATGGTACAATTCGTCCTCAAGAAAGTGTGTTTTTTACGGGGTTTTAGGCTTTTTTTGAGAAAATTTCCATTTTTTTTGGCAACATTCGCTTATTGCAGAGTAACCACTTTAATTGGGGGTATGAACAAATTTCCGAAACGAAAACCGGAACAGCAGAGTATACTTGTATATGTTCTATATATTAGTTTGTTTGTTTATGTCGTTATTTACGGTGTTTTTTTAAATAAATGAATAGAATAAAAGAACTACTTTTGATCGTCTTATTCAGTGTTTTATTGGCTATTTTTTACTGGTGGGCTTATGATAACAACTTAATATAGTGGTGTTTAATTTTAACCGGATATTAAATTGAGAGTAAATTAAAATGAATACAAAATTAATTCAGAAATTAAATAAGATTGAAGTCGAAATTGATTCGATAATGGATGCTATGGATACAACATTCTCTGCGGCAGAGGAAAATAAACTATCAAAAGTATTAGATAAATTGAACAGAGAAAAAAGAAAAGTCCTTAAAAAGATCGAAAGACATGAGGAAGCATCCTGATGAAAAGATTGATTGCACATAGAGGTGTTGTTGATGGAGATTATTCAGGAAAAGAAAATACTATTGATTCAATCATATCTTGTCTGAGATCAGGATATGAAGTAGAAGTAGATGTTACTTTTAAAGATGGTGTTTTGTATCTGGGGCATGATGAACCGCAAGAAAAGCTAACTGACTTATGGCTTGCTATGCGGAGTCAAACAACTTGGATTCCTTATAGTGGTATTTGGTATCATTGTAAGGATTCAGGTTCTATGGATTATTTTAAAAGAGAAGGAATACATAATTATTTCTTTCATGACTTAGATGGTTTTACTATTACATCTAAAGGTCATTTCTGGACTGCTGATCTTATTGGTTGTTATCCAGTAGATACTTTTGTTGTTGCAAAAACATTTGAAGATACCATGTCTCAAATTGGTACTAACTGTGCAGGAATTTGCTCTCCATTCGTAGGAAAAATTGTCAATATTCCTTAAAGATAGGGCTTGACTTTCCCGATAACTATAGTATAATGATGGCATGAATGATTACGACTTACTCGATGTTCTAGTAGTTGTAGAAATCTCTAGTTTAGTTTACTTAACCTTCAAACTTTTAGGTGTTTAATGGGCGTTGATATTTATAGCAGTAAAGGTGTTATTTGTAGTGTTAATGAGTTTCTACAAATCATTAATGGTAAAAATAAGAAAGCCATTGTCAATGTATGTCGTTCTTTTTGGGCAGACCTTGTAGCACAATGCGACAAAGGCTACAAGCCAGAACCAGAACCTTGGCGTGCAAAACTGGCAGACGCATTTAACGCTTTCTATCATTTAGAACCAACAATGACTATCAAAGAGATCAGGAAAATAATAGAATCTGTTGTTGTGGTAGAGGGTGAAGTATCCAAATACGGTGAGTGCCATGTTGAGAACAGTGAGTACGTTGAAAGTCTTTTTAGTCAAATTTTAGAGGCATCTGGCCTTGATCTACCTGATATTGAAGAAGTAACAGCTTGGGGGTCTGGCAGATACAATGGTTGGGAGGTTCCAACTGGTGTTGCTTGTGTTGTTTTTGATTCATCACGTTGTTTTGTAAAAACTTTATCTGAAGAAGGTAAAGCATTAAAGAAATTATTAGGGCATTGTGATGAAACAGAATGGACAGAAATGAGTTATTAGGATATATTTATGTCTAAAAAAGTTACTATAGAATTAGAATTTGATTCACAAAATGTATCAAAAGAAGATGTTTATTCTTATCTAAAAGAATTAATTGAAGATGATTCTTTAGATTATGAAGTTGACTCTATTGGCATTTAGTATTCGTATGCTATAATTGATAGAGTAAGGTGCGGTGGGATTGGTTATCTCCGTGAGTCTTATATACTCGCTTCCGTCAGTTCGATTCTGACCCGCACTACTTAAATTGTTAGTGGGAGCAATCGAAACTGGTTTAGAGTAATTAGCGGTGACTGGT